TGGGGCTCCAGACATGCCATGGTAGGCGCCGATATCAGAGAGCATCTTTGTCGCCACAGATCCTGGCACGTTGCCATACTTGTTTAGCTTCATCGTTCTGGAAGGCAAAAGATATTGGCCCTCCCGCATCAGCCCAGCAGCAATCAACTTGCGCTCCATCCCCTTTTGATGGCGATTCGGCGAAAAGCCTGGTATGTGCGGCTCCAATGCATTTCTTAGAACGTCTGCATCAATTCCACTATAGCCAGCACTCAGCTCGGCCATGCTGATTGACTCCCTGCCGATTACGACTTTAGCTACAAGGTTCTCCTTGGTGGCCTTGACCACATAGGGAGACTTCACAATTTGCGGAATCGCTGTTGGGAAAATGCTTTTGATGCTGGCTGACAATGCCTTGCGCGCATCAAAGGCCGTATCATTCAGCGTATTGCGCATGGCCGTCTTCATCTCTGGCCCGGTCAGCGCGCTGAGCCTTCGCTGGATTTCCTCGATGCCTCTGATTTCAATTGATGCCTGCATGGCTTACTCCTCGTCGCCGAGATCATCATCGCTGCCTGGCTCACGCTCATACTGGGCGCAATAGGTGCCATCCGGCCAGTCTGGCTCATTCAATTGGCATTTGTGCCCAATAGTTTCGTTACCCACTGGACTTTTCGCCCAGTACTGGTGAAAGCGACAGGTATCACAGCGCTTCATATCAGCCATTTTGCAGAAGCCCCTTGTCTGTCGTTAACCATACATCTCCTCTGCTTCCTGCTCTATCTGGTCTTGGCAATAATCGCACATTTCCGTGATGCCCGAGCCTTCGCACTCCGCGCAGGTCCGCAAATCGTCAATATCATCGCATCTGGAGCTACCGAGGTATTCACCGTCAAAGGCAAACCATACGGTGCCGGTTCCATTGCACTCAGGGCAGGATATGCAAGTGCATTTCATTGAGTCATCGCCTATTGAGCTTGAGGTATCGATTGGTCAGCGCCCCTGCGCGTTTCTCAGAGATCGGCTTTTTGCAGGTTCCGCCTTTAGGACAATGAAGCGCCGGCACTTGCGGCGCAGTCCCAAAGAGGCGGCAGATAAACGGACGATGCTCATAGACCGAACATCCTCCGTCTTCAACGAACGGACAGGTCAACTCGGTGCTGCCTTCAATTTGCTCAAGGCCAACTCGCTCTGCCTCGATTTCCGAAAATGGCACCGGGCCACAACACGCTGTGCATCCATCGACGCATTCGAATGCAGGGATCTCGCGATAGAGCGCGTCGAGCGACTGAGCCTTCTCGGTATTGTGGCGGGAAATCTTACTGGATCGGCTCATCATTTCTCTCCGATTAGCTCCCATCGTATGGCCGCCTCGATTTGCTGGCGTGATAGCTCATAGTCCTCGATCAACTGGTCAACGGATTCCCCGGCCGCGAATCGAACGGAAATCGAACCTGTCGATATGCCGGTCCCATCCACCACCGGCCGACCGCCATTGATTCTTGGATTGGATGAAATGTATTTGCTTGTATTCATCGTTTTGACGCTCTGCGCTTCAAAAATGCAGAACAATGCCAAGCACAACCGCAAATACCGCAACGACAGCCACGGCCTTCATCAGCACTCTCGCATCATTATCCGTGAATAATGGGTCCATCGGTTCATCCATTCTCAAATGTTTCTGTCAATAGGTTTATGGTACATGAGTCTCGTAACGCGTCATGTCGCCATTGTTCGGCCTAGCATTGGTGCGAATTGGCCCAATCCTCGCAGTGCAAGAAGGGCATCGCCAATGCTCATATGAACATTCCATCTTGACGAAATCATATTGATACGCCGTGGAAGCGCCTGAATCTGTGATCTTCATAAATCTTCCACAGTCATCGCATCTAGCATCGCACTCTGACATTTGCACCTCCAATCATCCATCGAGCCCGCTTGCTCTGCGATCGAGCCATCGCAGCGTGTTGATTGCTCTCATTCCGGTCTCATTGTCCATCGATGACAAATAATGCCGGATCAAATCTGCCTGTAGTGCTGCCATGGTACACAGGAACCCATCCGGATTGCTCCAAGCTTTTTTCGCGATGTCCTCTCCTCCGTCTGGCCACCAGTCATTGATGAGTTGCTTTACCAGTAAGCTCGGGTTCCAATTTTTTCTCTCGTTGTTCATTTCCCCTTGCCAGCCTCCATCCGCTCGAGCGCTTCAAGCGCCTTAGCCCGCCTAGACTCGAACTCTTCCCGCTTGGCGATCAACTCCTCGTGCCGCATCTCTTCCTCGGACTTCGCAATATTTCGCTCAGCAATACGTGCTTTGAACTCACGGAGATATTTCCGCGCTATCGACTCTTCACTGCGCGGATGCTTCAAAACGTTCCCGGTAAGCTGCAGAACCTCCGAAGAAGGCGCTGGCGGCGGAAGATATGGGGCTGCGTCTGCCTCCGTGATACGGCCAAGGCACAATGCCTCGGAAACGGCGTGCTGTCTGGCATCTGCATCCCAACCAAGCGATAGCCGCCACCTGCTGCATTTGCCGGCGGCATGGCTGGCAGCGAATGCACGCTCGAAGGCAGCACGAAACGCTAAGCGTGCGCCGACCTTGTCCCCACTGGCGTAGATGGGAGAGGCGACTGCCGCGGCCTGCATGATCTCGTCCGTGGTGCAGATCGTGTTGCGCTCATCGAACGACGCCAACGCGACCGCCCATGCTTCATCCGCAGTGATCGCCTTGTCTCCGGACAGCTGCTCCAGTTTCTCGACGAAATCTGCAGGCTTCGGGAAGAACCGCCCTCGGTCAGGATCACGGCGATGCAACCGAGCAGCCATCTGGAGCGCCTCTACCGGTACGCTGCCAAGATCGTCCCAGTACAGCCGTTTGAGCGTGGCCGATACCTGGCGCTCATACACCTCACCCAGTTCGTCCATCAGTGCTGAAAAATCATGTTTCGACACGTTCGCATTCCCCATCGATGGGCTTGTCTTCCTTCAGCCAGGCATCGAGCTGGCTAGCCTCCGCCTCCCCTGCAACCAGGTATTGCTGAAAGCGCTCCACGTTGCTCGCGTTACGGCAGATCAGCTCGATGTCGTCGTAGACCTTGCGGCCATTGTTCTTTCCCTGGTGCCAATCGGACGCCTTGCAGCCATCGACGGCCCGCTTGAGATCCTCTGCGGAGAAGCCGTCCCTCAGGCGACCTGAGATTGCGCGCTTCCGTTTGGCATCGAGTTTGGCAGTGGGATGTCCAGCGACCTGCTGCCAATAGCTGAACACGCTGCGAACGGGTGTCTCGTCGGCTGGCTTACTGCCGTCTAGGTTTTCGGAAGATTCGTCCGATTTCGTCTGATCAAAATCCACGATTGCGTTAGCAATACTGGGAGCTTTAGCTCCCTTCTTAAGTCCTATCCTATCCCTTCCTATCCTATCCTGTGCGTTACGTAACGTCTCCGTAACGGGACATCGCGTTACGTTTTCTTCAAGTTCTTTCTCACGTTCTTGCCGCTTCCTCTCGCGCCACCTAGCCTGTCTTTCCCTGTTAGCGTCCTTGGTGTCCCTACGCTTTTCGAGCATGGCGAACACTTGTTCGGTGATGAATTGGTGGTACAGGCGACCATCAGAATGACGTACCCAACCACTCAGTAACGTTACCCGGTGTTTGCGTAACGTTACGGGCGTTACGTCGATAGCGGCAGCGATCAGATCGTCGTCGTCTTCCCAGGAGCCAGCGGGTACCTCGTTCCAGCTCTCAAGCCAAAGCCGTAACAGGGCGTTGCGAAGCTCCGGCGGGCACAGCCGCCAGCTCTTGCTCGACTTGATCCGCTGCCAATCGACCATCGGTTTGTACCCGTTAGCCTCGGTATCGGCCGGATATGGCGGCTCGGGAGCGACGGATGCATCGACCACGCGAAGCCGCCTAGTCGTCGTCATCTCGGCGGTCCTCCGCCGCGCTGCGGACATCGAGCACCCGCCCGGATCCGAACACCTTCTCCAGGTCCTCGCGCGCCACGTCGATATCGTCGTCTGGTGAGATCATGTTCAGCCAGCCGCCTGGCGAATCGGAGAGTTTGAATTGGAAGACTGGCATGGAGTTACTTTACGTTTTCTCCTGCGCTCGCAGATGCGCGCGTACCCGGCCATGAAGCCACATCGCCGAGACCGCACCGATTGCCCCGCCGAGCCCGGAGAACGGGATCGAAGACCATCCGCGGTCTACCACCAGCAGGACGAGCGACACGTCACCGGCGGCGATAAGGAGCGGCGTCAGGGCGGCAGCCAGATAGTGACCGCCGACGACGTTGAGCTGCTGAATCGCGCGTCCGAAGACGGAGACGAATGTTGCGAAGATGATGGTCATGAAGCACCGGTACTCAACAGGCGTTCTAAGAGCGCCAATGCCTCGGCCTCGCATTGTTTTCGCGTCTCACCGCATACGGGATACAGAATCGACGTTGCCCCGAGGTCCGGGTGATCGAATGCCCGTGGTATGTCAACCTCTCGTCCACGGCTGTCGATGAGCCTCCACGGGTTGGATGAGTATCCTCGCTTCTCAATGTGCATGTGATACCTCTAAGCCTTCCCTCAGCCTCCCCCCGTCTCTCCCAAAAAAAAGCCCGCGCAGGCTCAGTGCGCGGGCAATCTCAGGAGGACCCACCAGAAGGTCCAGCCCTACTGAAGCCGCCGGACTGGCGGGCGGCGTTTGGGGAGAGAGGTCACCGAGCGTTCGGGTGAGGAAGGAGGGAACTCTCCCCGATCGCGTGCGGCGGCCTCTCAGAACCATGCGAGGCATCCTGGCGCCACCTGGATCAGGCGGCGTTCGCGGATACCTGCTTCTCGTCCTCGGGCGGCGGAGGCGCGGCCGGCGCAGGACCGTAGGTCTTGGGACAGGCTTCATAGCGGGTGATCTTCCCGCCCGTGATGCGCTCGAGGTCCAGCGCCATCGACCAGGACACTTCACCGAGCCCCTTCGCCTTGCTCACGGCCGCCCGGGTGCACCGCAGCTGGCGGGCCAGCTCCGCCTGGGTGCAGTCCAGCACCTGGCAGGCCCGCACGATCGGGTTGCGCCTTCCGCGTGGTGCGGCTTTTGACATCTCTTTCTCCTGGGCAGTTTCGCGCCGTTGCGCCCAAATATACCCCCCTGTAATTTCATGTCAACCTTAGGTTATTTTGGTCCCTGGCGCAAAAAACGTCTCCGTCGCAAATTTCTTGTTGACACGGAGGTAAAAGCGGGGTTTACAATGCGCCTCACGAGGACGCAAGCACCAGACGAGAGGAAGACCCAGATGCGAACCGAGGTCCCACAGACCCCACCGGAGCCGACTCCCGGCCGACGAGATGACGAGGTCGTAGTTATGCTCCACTACCCCAGGAACACTGAGCTCCTGCAGATCCATGACGACATGGACCAGATCGGACGGCGCCTGATCGCTTTCGCGGATGGCAGCTACGAAGGCATCAGGATGGGACGGTCATGAGCAGAGAACCGCTCCGTGAGCCCATGCCCCCCGCTTGGTTCGCCCTCCTTATCGTGGGCGCAGTCCTGGGTGCGATCGTGGCAATCAATTTGGCTATTTTTTTTGGTAGATGAGCCGAAAAGCCCGTGAGAACCGTCCCCGCGATGCGATGAGCCATCAGCGGCATGAGAACCGAGCACGGTATGCGATGAGCCGTAAAAATAGTGGGAATCGTAAAGTCGGTGCGATGAGCCGTCTGGAGAGTGAGAACCGTTCGCATGGTGCGATGAGCCGAAGCTGCCGTGAGAACCGTAACGTGGGTGCGATGAGCCGACCCAGTGGTGAGAACCGAAGCGCAAGTGCGATGAGCCGAATGGCGAGAGAGAACTGTTCGAAAGGTGCGATGATCCATCAGTGGCGCGAGAACCGAGCACGGAATGAGACTAGCCGAACTTCCAGCGAGAGCCGTAGTGGGTGCGCGATGAGCCGTTCAGCCGGTGAGAACCGCCAGGCGAATGCGACGAGCCGTGAGGGTTGTGAGAACCGACCTCGGGGTGCGATGAGCCGAAGCTACTGTGAGAACAAATTGGATCATGCGACGAGCCTTGAACTAGGTGAGAATCGCGTCAATCGTGCGAATTTTCATTAACAGCCGGCAGGGCCGGCATAACTAAGAGGAAGACAAGATGAGCAAGAAGATTGAGCGCAGTGTGGATGGCGTTGTCGATTATTGCATCGATAAGGTCGAGCAGATCGATGAGCGCGATGATTTGGACATTGAGAAGAAAAACCGGCAGGTGCAGGGCTTCCTAAAGGAGGCGCGGGCTTGGGCCACGATGAACGTGGGCTTCAAGAAACTCATGATCCAGGCCCCGGACATAGCCAAGAACCGGGCCATTATGATGCCGATAGGATCGCCGCAACTGGAAGCAGTGCAGCAGGAAGAGATCCCGGCCAAGGCAGTTGGCTGAACTGGAAACACGAAAAGAGGCGCCCCGGTAGCCCGGGGCGAAGCAGAACCATGAAAGACCCTATTAGCTTAACGCCAATCATCAAGCTTTCAAAGGACGCGATCGCGGCAATCCGAGCTGGCGAACAGGCGCGCGCGGCCGGAGCATCACTCGAAGGACCTCCCGGCAAATGTACTGCAGCCGAGGCACGTGTGCTTGTGGACCTCTACTACACCATGCAGGAAATGCGCAAGCGGCTCGCCAATCAGGGCGGCGCTGTGCAACGCGGAAGCGATAGCGGAGCCAGCACGGAATATGTCGACTACATGCTTCGCCAGGCGGAGACCATGGAGGCCAACTCCGCTGGCTTCCTCCAGGCGTTCGCGCAAACTCATCCCATGTGGCCGTGGTTCTCGGCCGTACCTGGGATCGGCCCGGTCTTGTCCGCCGGCATACTTGCGCATCTGGGTTATCGACCCGTTCCTCCAACGGTCGGCCATTGGTGGCGCTTTGCCGGCCTCGATCCGAGCCAGCGGTGGGAGTCGACAGACACCCTGAAGGAGCTTTGGAAGGAGCGCACTGGAGACGTGGAATTCCGGGTGCGCCAGCTCAGCATCATTCTCGGACGTGACCCGGAGACCGTGCTACGCGACGCAACAACCGATTTCAAGACCGGTGAAACCAAGGCGCTGACAAAGACCAGCGCGATCAAAAGCTTGGCGAGAATACCGTTCAATCGGCCACTGAAGACGATGTGCTGGAAGATCGGCGACCAGATGGTGAAGCTAGGTGGTCGCGAAGATGCGTTCTACGCGAAGTTCTACCGGCAGCGCAAGGCTGCGGAGGTGGTACGAAACGACACCGGGGGCCGGGCCAAGCTGGCGGAGGCAAAGCTACAGAAGTTCCCAAACCACGCGCAAAAGGACGTATTGGCGATGGGCAAGCTTCCAGATGGGCACATTGATGCGATGGCCAGGCGGGCGACGGTGAAGCTCTTCTTGAGCCATCTGCATGAGTTATGGTTTGAGGTCGAGAATGGGCAAAAGCCGCCGAATCCGTTTGCGACTGCGATCAAGGGACATGCGCATTACATCACGCCGCCCTATAGATACGTCCTGTTCGAGGACGAGAAGGCCGCATAGTGACGAGCCGCATGAGGCATGAGAACCGTAACGCGGGTGCGATGAGCCGTTGTAACTATGAGAACCGTGACTGAAGTGCGATGAGCCGATCGACGGGTGAGAACCGTCCCAGATGTGCGATGAGACGAACCAGGGGTGAGAACCGAGAGCGCTATGCGATGAGCCGTTCATAAAGTGAGAACCGCTCAGGCTGTGCGATGAGCCAAGGGTCAAGTGAGAACCGTTGATTGGGTGCGATAAGCCGTAGGGTAGGTGAGAACCGACCGAGCCGTGCGATTAGCCACGCAAGACAAAACGACAGCAAACAGAGGACCGTGACCATGGATATTGAACAACCTAAGACCAAGCTCGATCCGGTCTGGCGGTTTCTTTGCGAGATCGATATGGATCGCCACGAGGTCCCGACTGTGGCCGAGCTCATAGCGCGACGCGCGCTACAGGAAAAGGACCGACTTGGCTATCTGAAGGCCCTCGCCGAGCCAGACCAGCGCGGAGATCCGGATCTCGTTGCCGCGCGGCGCTACGTGGCCAGCAGGCTGCTGGATCGTCTGGAGGGCCCGCAGCTATGAGCGAAGCAGCCCTCATCGAGCAGACGGATGCCTTCGCCTTCCCGAGCATCATGCTGGGGGTCCCATTCCAGACCTATCTTGAAATCCCGGCGGCCAGCTCATCGGCAATCAAGATCGCGCTAGCGGAATCCATGCTGCATGTCCGCGAGAAGATTGACAAGGAGAGCAAGGCGAAGCGACGCGGGACGCTCCTCCATGAGATGCTCCTCGAGCCAGAGGCCAAGCGCTACATCGTGCTGACCAGTGGCGCAGCGAAAAACTCGAACGCCGGGAAAGACCTCTATGTCCGTAGCCTGGCCGAGGCGCTGGAGCTCGACGTGCCCCATTTCGATGGGAAAGCGCTCGGCAAGTTCCTAGATGAGCAGATGACGGCGCTTATGGAAATGGTCGAGGATTCCGGGCGGTACATAATAGATCATGACACCCATGCACAAGCGATGGCGATGCGTGACGCGGTTCTCAGCCATCCAATCGCCTCGATCATGCTCCAAGACTTCTCGCCCGAAGTGACGGTTCTCGCGCGGCACGAAGAGACATGCTGCCCAGTCAAGACCAGGGCTGATATCTGGTCGAACAAGATGGATCTGACCGGCGATATCAAGACCACCGATTCGGCCGGCTATGACGCCTATGCGCGCAAGTGCGGGACCTACCAGTACCACATCCAGGCGGCTCTCTATGAGTGGGCGGCCAAGGCCAATGGGTCACCACGAGCATTCCGCCATATCGTCGTCGAGTCTGAGCGTCCGTTTGGCGTGCGCGTGATGGGGTTTGATCCAGAGGCGATCGCCCGCGGCTGGCATTTGTGCGAGCGGGTATTCCAGCGATTTGCCGAGGCATACGCCACTGGATACTGGCCTGGATATCCGGATGAAATCGAGTCCATCAGCCTGCCCCGATGGGCGCTGTGAGAAAGAGTCCCCGGCAGAAGCGACCGAGCCGAGGATTGACGCAGGTCGCTAATTTAGGAGAAAAGAGATGAGAAAGACGAGTCTATTCACAATCGGAGCCGCGCTCGCATTGTTCACCGCAAGCGCCCTAGCGACAACCCAACCAGTTCCGAGTATCTGGGGAACTGCGTTCGGAACAACGGTGATCGGCGGCAGCTTCGTCGCATCAGACGGGCTCAGCTATCCGGCCGTGTCTGCTGACGGGCGGGTCTGGAGCGACGGGACAGAACTGTGTGTGGACGCTACCCTCGCAAACGAGCGCGGCGAGACGGCGCACCTCCAACAATGCTTGCTACGGCAGCAGGTCAATCCGGACGGCACCACCCTGGCAACCCAAAAACACGGCGGCGGCTATTTCATCGTAGAGCAGGGATCAATCAATCCGACTGACCCGCTCAACCCGCTGACCCTGAGCGTGATCAACCTCCCCGGGACGTGGGGATACACTCTCGATCTGCGCTAGGACGCGCGAATTAATGCCCGATGCTTGTTGGCATCGCGTAGTGGACCGAATGCGAGGCTCGTGAGCGGTAATGCAGCCGCCGAGCGTTCGGATAAATCGAAGCTTGGTTAGCGAGCATCGGGCACCCAACAACGGAGAGAATTATGGATATTTGCGTACTTAAGCATCTTGAGCTTCTTGGCTTCCGGGCGAGAGACAAAATCACAGGGGCAGAAGGGGTCGTTGATACGGTCTCGTTCGACCTTTATGGCTGCATTCAAGGCTCTCTAAATACGGGATTGAAGTATGATGGAGAGCGAAAGCCGAACTACTGGTTTGATATAGCTCGCCTAGAAAGAGTCGATGACGACCGCATTATGGAGCCGCCCAACTTTATCCAGGGTGAAATAGCTGAAGGTAAGATGGGGCCTGCGGACAAGCCAACAGCGAGAGCGAAATGAAATAGTCCATGCCCGATGCTCGCTGATCAAGATCGCAACTTGAGCTCCGTATCGCATAGCGGCAGCAAGCTAGGGCACCCAACAACAGAAGAGGACTGAAATGAATGACTTACAGAAAACCAACGTCGCAAACCTACGCAACTTGATTTTGAAGCAGCAAGCGCAGATCAAGCTCGCGCTGCCGAAGCATATCTCGCCGGAGCGTTTCGCCCGCGCACTCTTCACCCAGCTCCAAGTCAACCCGGCGCTAGCCAAATGCACTCCGAACAGCGTCTTGGCAGGCACCATGAAGGCGGCAGAGCGCGGGCTGATGCCCGATGGACGCATGGGCGCATTGGTGCCATTCCGGAACAGAAAGACGGGAACGATGGACGCGCAGTTCGTCCCCATGTATCAGGGCATCATTTCCCTGATGCGCCAGAGCGGCGAGATCCTGGATGTGTTCCCGGCTACGATCCGCGAGAACGACAAATGGGACTGGGAGCTTGGGCTAAATCCGAACCTGATCCACAAGCCTGCCCTCAGCGGCCGCGGAGAAGCTCTCGCCTATTACGCTGTGGCGACCTTCCGGGATGGCACGCGATCATTCGGCGCCGGACCCATGACCGTCGAGCAGGTCGAGGCGATCCGCCAGCGCTCACCCGCCAAAGACTCTGGGCCATGGGTAACCGACTTTGAGGCCATGGCATGGAAGACTGTCATTCGGCGCAACGCAAAATACTGGCCCCAGAGCGATGAGCTGGCACAGGTCATCGCGGACGAGGATGAGGCTGACTTCGGCCGCTACGAGGTGAACGTCACACCGGACACTGGCGAAGGAGTGGACGCCAAGCTGATGGCGGAATCTAAACAGCGACGGGCGAAGGAAGCGACCGACCCGCCTGAATCGTCGGAACAAGAGCGGGATCAAGAGAACGAGAGGAAACCAACAACCACGCAAGGAGCGGAGCCAGATGGCCCGAGACCAGAGCCGAATGCACTCGGCATCCTGGTCGATCCACGCGATATCCCGTGGATTCCGGAAGTGCATAGCGCTAACCGCACATGGAACGCTGATGGTACCTGGCGCCAAAAGCGGGGAGTTGATCCAGATCTCTTGCAGCGGCTGGAGGGCCAGGCCAAAGCAGACATGGCGCGCCGCATCGCGGACCTGGACGAGCAGAAATCGACGGCGCCATGGCAGACGGATTCAGAGCCCGCAGAGACCGAGCCGCGAGATCCGCCGCAGACAGAATCTGGTGGTTCCGGCTTCAGCTACGCGGCCCTGCTGGAGGAAGCGCGGTTCGCCGACACCGATGAGGCGCGTGATGAGGTTCGCGACCTGATGCGCACGTCGAATCTCACCGACGCCGAGCGGTCTGACATCGAACGTGTTCTGAGAACATAACGGCTCATGGCCGGGCCGCGCAGCCCGGCTTGGCCCGGCAGGGCGCGGCAGACGATGCATACGGGGAAACCGGAATGGAAAAGAAAGATGGCGGGAGAAATTTCTGCGGCAACTGCCGTCACTGGGACCAATCCAATAGCGAACAGCTGCTTCGGTCAGTGAAGCTCGGCTATTGCCGATGGCATGTCAGTGCCGAAGCTGTCTCGATTGCCAGCAAACGCGAGCGATCAGGTCTGACATTCGAATATGAGAGCGGATGTCCAGTGTTTGAGGATTGGGCCGGTTGACTGCGAGGGTTTTTCTATGACAACCGCGAAAATGCTTCCGTTAGAGACGCTCATCGATCGAAGGGTGAAGGTCCGCCAGCTTCGATATCCTCCAGGATCGATCCAGAGCCGATACCACGGCGAGGCCGGTACGATTATTTCCGCGGATCTCACTCTCACCAGTGTGCTCGTTCTGATGGATGGCCGGGCCGCAATCGACGGTTGTTGCAGCCTCCCGGCCGTAACGCTCTCATTTCACCTCGACGATCTGGAGTTGATCTAAATGGCTGACCTGATACCAATCCAAAACCCGGACCTCCCGACCCTCTTCGCACCAGGCGGCTTGGACAAGATCCTGGAAAAAGTCGAGCAGGACGCCATCTCGCTGGTGCCTGACACAAGCACAGAGAAAGGCCGCAAGGAGATAGCGTCCAGGGCGCATAGGGTCGCGCGTTCTAAGACCTACCTGGACGGCCTCGGAAAGGATCTGGTATCCGAACTGCGCGATCGCGTGGCATCGGTGGACCGCGTGCGCAAGGCGATGCGCGAGCGGCTCGACGACCTCAAGGCGAAGGTCCGCCGGCCTCTCGACGAATGGGAGTCAGACGAGAAGGCGCGCAAAGCAGCGATCGAGCGGCGCATCAGCTCGATCCTGGAACCCCTCACCGGCTCAGCGGACGAGATCGATGCGGAGCTGAGGGAGCTTGAGGCGTTCGTTATCGACGACTCGTTCCATGAGTTTAAAGACCGTGCGCAGCTCGCCTTGGATGCCGCTATCGCACGCGGACACCAAGCATTGAAGCAGGCTCGGATCGCCGAGGAGACGGAGCGGGAGCGCCGCGAGGCCGCCAGGATCCGCATGCAGGAGCGTGCAGAGGCGGCTCGCAGGGAAGAGCAAAGCCGCACCGGTGAAGCGCGGGCAGCACCGGACCCGCAGGGCCAGACCGAGATGCCACCGGACGAGAATCTGCCCCCACGGGAATCCCAGGTCGGATACCCGACGGCAGCGGCCGACAATACGCGTACCAAATATACGGACCAGGGCACCCTCCTTAGGGCCGACCTTGGCAGCGGCATCCACGCGACCGTAACACCAGATGCGATCGTTCTCACATACGGAACGAATATCATGCGACTTACTCGCAGCGATTGGTTGCGGATCTGTAAGCTGGCAGCACAAGCGGATTACTATTTCCCGATCTCGCTATTTCGGGCGGCCTCATGATTAGATTCTGCCCAATGGGATCTCCAGAAGCCATGCGACTCGAGCCAGAGCTAGACGATCTCGAGGGCGAGCGGGAGGAGCTCGCGCGCAATGCCTACGTGCGGGAGATCGAACGCACCATGGCTGAGTGCAAATGCACGTGGATCGAGGCAGAGGAAATTGTCAGACGGATGGGAACAACCAATGACTACTGAAGTGACAATAACCGCTAAGCCGATCAAATGGGAGAAGATCGAAGAATCTTTCTGGACCGATTCGGAATATGGATTCACCATCACGGAGGAAGCGGATATCGACCTAGATTCCCGTTTCGCGGCTTTCTGGGGCGATGGAGAAATTGGCGCTTTCGCGACACTTGAGGAGGCGCAGTCATGCTGCCAAGAAGAAATCAACGCCTGGATCAAGCACGTCGCCGTGGTACATCTGCAGGAGGGAATGCCTAATGAGCATGACCAGCCAAGAGGTAACAATGATGAGCGAAACCGACACCTGTAAGACCTGCCGTTTTTGGGCAGATCAGAAGCCGGGAGATAGACATTCTCTTTGTCAAAATACGCAAGGTCCGTGGCTAGGAATGCGTACGTCCGACATTTCTACATGCAATTTTCATGGGCGGAATGGCGCAAACGATGAAAGCGAGGACCTTATGGATTATCGGGCTTGGTAAATGATCAATGCCCGATGCTTGCCGCGCAACGTCGTCTCCATCTAGAGGACCTCGGCGGATTCGGCAAGCTAGGGCACCCTTTCAAATGAGCGCCTTGTTAGGCGATTGGAGGAACAATGATCCACGCACGTGACGACTACAATAGAATCCAAGACCCAGAAGGAATCATCCCAGATGAAGAACCGGTGTTTCTGCTCCGGTCCACGGATGTCACCGCACCCGCTACAGTCAGGCACTGGGCAGACTTGGCGGAGGCGGCTGGGGCGGACCCGGTGATTGTCCAGGCCGCTCGACATCAGGCGCATGCAATGGAGTCGTGGCAGGACGCATTTGGCTCCAAGGTCCCGGATCTCTGATTCCGCCTAACGACTAAGAAACCGGCTAACAAGCGAGTCCGAGGTGACTTGCTTGTTAGCTCTTGGAGTCCGGATAGATGAGCAGAACTTTTTCAATCGCCTGTACGAAATGCAAAAAGAGTCTGTGGGTAGCGCAAGGCCAAGGTGACCCGAAGCCTGAGCGCCTCAGATTTTACAGAGGGGTGGAGACCATAAGAGCCCTGGAGCATTTCCTGATAGAGCATTTCCGTCACCCTTTGGTATTTGACGAGGACTGCGAGGGCGACCTGGCAGACTATGAGGACGTGACGCCGGAAAGAAGATTTGCGTCGAAATTTAGTTGACATCCTCCCGGAAAGGCGTATACTAATAATCAAGGAAGGCGCATAGGGCGCCGACCGAAAAGGAGAAAAGAGATGAGACACACGAAAGAGCAGGTCATTGAGTGGATGGAGCGGTTGGGCGAACCTCCACGCGGGAAGGCAGCAGCTATGAAGCTTCCGGATGAGATCGTCGGCCACGGACGCGAGATGGACGGCCGCTTCTGGCTAAGGCGCGAGTATTACGCGCCAGAGAGCTACAGCGATGACGATCTGTCCCATACTGGGTTCAGGCTTAGCCACAGGCCGGGAAGCACTCGCCGAGTCGTGGAGATCCATGATGAATCCCGTGACGCGCTGAAAGAGCGCCTGGCAGAGCTTGGCTGACATATATCGCCGCAGGGACGCGGCTAACTTAGGAGACTGAAATGAATGAAGAATGGCAAGACTGGGACAATGAGGAAATCAGCGAGCAACGAGAATGGTGGAGGAAAGAGCAGGAGGCAGAATGGGAGGCGGAAGCTGCTTCCCGTGAAGAACCTGAGGCATCACCTACCACGGTGCTGCCTGACCTGCTCATGCTGGACAGGTGAAACCTGCAGGAGGCCGGGGTATGTCGGACTGCCGATGGTCGCTCCGGAGCTCACGATATGCGACAGGCACCGAAGATGAAATCTAATTTTCGTTGAGATTTAGTTGACATCCTCCCGGAAAGGCGTATACTAATAATCAAGGAAAGCGACAACCAAACCGGAAACGAAGATGAACGCCAAGAATGCCAAAGAGATCATCGACCATGTAGCTTATGCGGCGCGGAATGCCGAAGAAGCACGCACGGAATTGACCGCAAAGAACGTCGCTTGGTTCTGCGGCTGCTCCGAGAATTTCGCCAAAAAGGCGATGCAGTATTGGGAAGGTGCCGGGAAACCGGTGACCCACTAGCACATCAGCCCAGCCGCAGGGACGCGGCTAAATCAGGAGAGTAGAGATGCAATTTCGAGAAGCATTTAGCGCTGTCAGAAAAGCGCGTCGGTCCGGGTACAACCTCGAATCCGCCCAGTGGTTCTTGAGCCGCGTGGACCCGATGGTCCGAGATGCCACGCGCATCCTAGAGAATCGGGACTCCTTGGCCCAGGGATTCGATGCGGCAGCCCGCGCTAGGTGTCGCCGCGACTGGACGGCGGTACTACGCCATTCTAGGTACGGCCGTACTGGCTACCGCCGATTCATTCGCCAGGTGGGCTCCTGGTGGATTCAATGAGCAAGAAACAAGGCGGCCCCAGGGAAGGCGCCGGACGCAAGCCGCTACCAGGGACGGTGATGAAGTCCGTCAAGCTCCTCCCGGAGCAATGGGAGCGAGCTAGGCGGATCGGGCAAGGGAATGCGGCAGAGGGCATTCGGCGGGCGCTGGATGCCTGGGAGTTTCGAAAAGAGAGGACATGACGATGACGAACCAAGTTTCACCAGAGGTTGCGCAGTACATGCAGAGTGTCCGGAAAAGCGAAATTGTCGCGTTCGTCCTGGCATTGATCGCTGGGCCGCTGGGAACCTTCTATCTCCGAGCGGCGGACGGACTGATCATGGTTCTTCTCGGGCTGCTGCTAGGAAGCCTGCTCGGGGTGGCTGGATGGGTGATCGTCTGGCTGATCGCGATGCTCTGGGCTCCTATCGGCGCCCACGAGTGGAACAAAGCCGAGCTGGCGCGCGCGCGGTTGATACGCCATTAGCAGAGGTGGGTCCCGGAGGAGCGCGAACTTCCCCGGGACCCTAACGCAAACTGCCTTTTATGCCTTTGGATAATGATATGAAAAAAGCAACATACAACGGACTGCTTTCGCTTCAGTCATGCGGCGAGGCCGAGGACATTTTATTCCTTTCCTCGCTGAAAGACCCGCTGGCTGAAGAATTGCAATGGATGTGCGGAAAAAATGTAACCGTTCGCTACTGGCTAACGGATAAGCAGGCCACTAAAGAAGCAGCCAATGAGGACTTCATAAAGCAGCTGGTCGGGGACGCTCGCGTCAAGTTTCTTACGCGATACTCGGAAATTACGGGCTATTTGTGGACGGATGAAGAGCTAAATATTGGTGGCCACAACCTGATTGACGAACTGAAGGGATCAGTCGGCAAATGGCTGATTCTGGAAGTAGAGACATAATAGCTAAAGATCACCGGTATCTATCCCCGGAGGAAACACGCCATTGATCTCGGCGTGGGCCATCAAAGCCCCGAAAATCGAACGTATCTCCTCCTGGTGCGCCGACGGGATGCTCGGCCACGGAATGCGCTGGACGATCGTCCGAACAACCGTCCCGCTGGCATCAATCACCTCGGCGGTATAGAGCAGGAAGCTCTCCGCCGTGGCATGGCCGGTGCTTAGGTCATAGACGACCTTGAAGGTGGCGCTGACGATCCGCCCGTGGGTCTCGGCGGGCGGCTGTATCGGAGTGGAGAATGTGCGTGGCATGCTATGCTTCTTCTGCGTAATTATTAGTCATAGAACCTCTATGATGTAATAGCGTCCTGTGAGTGCTGGCCAATCGGTAAAGGTTGTTGTTGCCGACATTCGCAAATTTGTATTCGAGGTCAGCCGCGCAGTTTGATAAACCGTACGATTAGCGTTATATGCAATTCCGGAAACTCCTTGTAATAAGACGATGCATTTTGTGTAATCAGTTATTCCGTGTGCCGAAACATCGGTGTCGAGATAGAATTGGTCCTCCCCGCTTCCACTAGATGAACTGCCGCTAACATATCCAGTATAGACCGCCAGCTTCGGCAATCCTGAAATCGCTTCATCCAGATTTGTATCTATTTGCGATGCCAATGAAGCGGACCAGGTACTCGCGCTTGCCCGCGAGCTAATCGTTGCGTCGAGCCGATCGAGATATCCGGCCCGGGTGCTTGTGAGACGGTCGAGCAGGGTTTTGACCTGCGCGCCAACTCCGGCGAGGTTCCACATAATTAACTCCAGGTCCCTGCGATGGCCGCGCCATCGCTGTCGTAGGTGAATGTCTCCAAGCCGTTCGTCGTGCCCCCCTTGACGACGTTCCAGGTGCTTCCGTCTGTCGAGTAGCTGATCTGGACGGTATCGAGCCTCCCGACATAAGTGCCATCCCAGCCCGGGACAACCTTGTAATACCGAGACCCGTTCTGAATCACATACTGGTCCGGCTGGATGCCGTTGGTCGGCGGGTAGGTGCCATCCGAGTCCTGGGCTTGCCAGTTCCACCCCGGCGGCGTGATGCCCCCACTGATGATTGCGCCCAGCATTGAGAGCAGATTGGAGAGGGTCGAGTCTCCCATCTCCCCCGGGGTTTGAGCGGCCCCATCCGGGTTGCCGAAGTCAAATTCGTAGGCGTAGGCCATTGGTCACACCCCTAGGAAGCGATAGAAGAAGTCGATTGAGGCCGCCGCGGCCCCGGTGCTGTCGAAGATCCAGACATCGAACCCGCTGCTCGGATCTACGTTGTCAACCACCGCCATCAGGCCGCTGGTGCCCTGGGGCGTTACTGAAATGGCCTTGGCATAGGTGTAGGTACGGTCGAGGCTGATGGTCGCCTTGCCGGTGCCATCCGTGGTGCCAGATCCGGTCTCCTCCTGTGCGACCACGTCCAGGCGCAGCGTCACGTCCCCATCCGCCAGAAGCGCCGAGCCGGAGGAACAGGCCGCGCGCACCCGTGCATAGCGGGCAGTGGCGACCTTGGCGTCCTGCTCATAGCTGGTCCAGCTAGAGCCGTCGGTCGATAGCTCTAGGTACTTGGTGACGCTACCAACCATGGCCGTGATCGCGGCCCAGTCTGCCTTCCATGTGCCGGAATAGACGGCGCCAACGTCCCAGCTCTCCGAAATCCACTCGGATGCGCCTCCGTCATCCAAAGCGAAGAACGGATCGGTGTACGTATCCGCGATACTCGTGAGCAACGTATCAACTACGGTGCCCTGCTCGCTCCACTGCCGAGCTCGCGGTATGACGCTGGCATAGATAGCGGTGGAATTGGCTGCCGAGTAGGCGACGATCTCCTGCCCGACAAAGAAGGCGCGGGTATCGAGTGTGACATCGACTGCGACCTTGGCCGGGTTGGCGCTATAGTTCCCGACGCTGTCGAGGGCCTTCACGAAGAAGGTGTAGGCGCCAGAAGGGGTATCGTAGACAGTTGCGCGCAGCCCATCGAAGCGGTCGATCACCTCGGCAGCCGCCCAGTCGGTGCTGTCTGTCCCGGTGACGCTGGCGGTCGCAAGGCGGCGGATTTCGTACCAACGGATGTCGATGTCGATGGCAGCCACCCAGGACAGCCGCACCTGCCCGCCAACCTCGAATCCGCTGAGGGTGGCCACGTCGCCCGGCGGGAGGTTGCGTCCCTGCGCGGTGACGCTAGTCTCGGCGGCGATCCCAGTGATGCCAACCGCGGCCACGATAACGACATTCACCACATAGGGCTTGCCCTCCTGCAGCGGACCTGTGACATAGAGCGCCTGGTCGGAATCCGCCGTCCACACTTGCACCCCCTCGGTGGAGACCGTCACGCGGTAGCTTCGATCGTAGGGATAATCGTCCGAGGTCCACGTAATGCGCAGACGGGAGGAATAGCTGCCATCACGCTGTTGGTAGACCTCCTCGACGGCGGCCAAGTCGGTAACAGCCGGCACGTCGAACGGGTCCGGCAGGGAGGTATCCGGGGTGCTCGGCTCGGAGACGGTGCTATCGGAGTAGACGGCCGCATCGTATTCCTGCCAGGTCAAGGCCCAGCGCCCGGGGCTATCGCTTTGCATATCGAGCAAGCGCACGGACTTCGCGGCGAGCCCAAGCGGGTGGGTGAGTGCGACCACGTCACCGATCTGGTGGACCAGACCCTCATCGAAAACGGTACATGACCCCGACAGGTCTCGCAAACGCAGGCCGTTAAGCCGCTCCGTCGCGAACCTGAATGCCTCGTTGTATGACTGGATGCCTGGCATCTGGAGCGCTGACTCTCGCCATGGCTCGGTCCCGGCACTAACCCCAGCAATCGAGGCGAAGGCGCGCCGCTGTGTGTTCCACGTGGCTCCCGCCGTACTCGATGGAAGAGTGTATCCAACGCTGACGACGGTCGGCATGTCCGCCCGTCGGGCCTTCTGCGCTTGGAACGTGCCGGAGACGATGTCGCTTGCCGTGATCGTTCCGCTCACGCTGACGGGTGCATCCGGGACCAAACGGATTCCATCGGCCCCGCGCGCGAGCATGCAGTGGGCATAGCCGCGCAACAGCTCGATGGCAGCGTCCGGGGCCTGCGGGCTGTCGAATGCAATGCAGCAGATCCAGCGGCTCTGCCCGGCCACGCTCTCATCACAATAGTCGAAGGCCGCCTCTGAGCCGGTCCAGTCCACCGTCTCGCCGAGGTAATCTAAAAGGAATGCCAGCTGCAGCGCCGGGTTGGTGGTGTACGCCGTGGAGTCCGTGCGCGGGTCATAGCAGGGAGGCCCCTTCAGGATAGCGGTCACCCTAGGAACCGACGTCTGGGTTGTCGTCAGGACGCTGTAGGCCAGCCCCAAGGTGCGTCCAAGCACGGAGCCAACGCATGTGTCCGTATAGCCATCGATCAGAGCAGACAGCAGAGGATCAGCGCCCTGAGAACTGCTGCCCACGTAGTTCTGCAAATAGGCACCGCCGCTGTCGTGGATCACTTGGGCGCCGGCCGCGGAAACCGATTCGATGGCGGTCAGCTCGCCCAGGCCCCAGATGCACTGCATCGCCAGCCCCTTGTACGAATGACTCATCCCAGTGGGCTGAATCGAGCCGCTGATCGGCTTGATGACGCCGAGCTTTGCGGTGACCTGGACCCGACCAAAGATCAGCGCGGCGCGGGCGCCGGCCGCGGCCGCCTGTAAGGTACCGTTGGTTTTCTTGCTCGCGGTATTGATCGATCGCCTAGACGGAGCCGGGCCAACGCCCGTGTGGCTCGGCGCGCGATAATAGCGCGGATATTCGTTCTTCTTACGCTCCTCCTCCGGCGAGGGGGCGTCCGGGAACAGGGTAGAGACGAACATCAGCCGGATGCCTCCACCGTGTAGATCGTGTTCCCCCAGGTGATCTGCGTGCCAGGCGCCACGAGATGGTTGGCCAGCGGAGGGCCGATCGTCACGTCCGGTATGCTGCTGCGCGCCGAGCCGTTGTCGGCCAGGTTCACCACGCACTCCAGGGCGCCGAGCGCATCGGCCCCGTCCACAACGCCATCGAACATCAGCTCCGCATCGGTCGGGCTGTCGCTGTAGATCGCCCAGATACGGGTGCGTTTGTCGGTCAGGGCATCCGCCAGAATCAGGGCCGAGAGGGCATTGTCCGCGTTCGGAAGAGCAATGGCAGCATCGCCGCCCCGTGCCGTGTCGAGGCGTTCCACCCTGGCTCCGCCCGTCCAGGTCTGCCCGTCATAGGTCAGGGTCGCCCGGGTGCAGTAGCGCAGCGTCGAAGCCGCATCTATTTGGATCAGATACCCGGGCTGCGTGACCGGCTGCGCGATGGCCGTCGAGATGCTGGAGGCAAGGGTCCGGCTCATCAGGTCGCCTGCCCGATCAAATGCGCGGTCGCGCTATACCAATCCCCGCCGAGATGGCGCCACTCCAGACCAGGCTCCTCATATTGGACGGTGTAGCTCACACCCTGGTAGGTGACGGCGAACGCGGCCGCCAGATTGGCCGCCCAATGCGCGGTGAGCAGCCCGAGCTCCGTCGCGGTGAGATACGAATAGGGCAGCGTGAGCCGATAGCCAGGAGCCGCGTAGAGGGACCGCCCGCGCACCGTGCCGTCATAAGCGAACTCGGTCTCCTTGCCCGTGACCGGGGTCAGCTCGGAGCCGTTGGAGTAGGCCGGACTGGTTGGATAGTCGGCCATTAGGCCCCGACCTCGCTGCTGACCTGCCGCACGGTCACATTGATGGTGCGTGGCATGCTGGCCGCTGCCTGTTGAAACTTTGCCGCCGCGGACTGCATGCTGCCGCCGGCCCCGGCCATGGCCTGCGAGACGGCCTGCAGGAGGTTCACGCTGCCGCCGAAGCTCGCCGCCGCGTCAGTCATGGTCTGTGCCTGCGTGACGGCCTGCTGGCCGAGCGCGTCAAGCCGGTCTTGCAGTGCACTTTGCACCTCGTCGCTGTAGTCCAAAAAGCTCTGCTTCAGCGCGCTTTTGCCCTCGTCGCTGAGCAACCCCCAGCCGGAGCCGATGTCCGCAAATATCTGCTCGCCAACGGACTTCAGCTGCTGCGGATCAGTGATCGTTCCAATGGTCTGCATTAGCGCGTCCGCTTCCTTCTTGGTACGCGCGTAAAGCTCCTCGTTGGATAGGCCCCACGTCTCGATCGAGTCGCGGGTAGAGGCGAAGGTATCCGTCAGGGACTGCGACACGTCGCTAAGCTGGCCGAGGAAATCGGATAGGCTCAATGCCGCGGTTGCTGACGCGCCCCCGACCTGACCGAAAATATCGGCGAGGGTGGTGATGGCCGGCGCCAGATTGAGCGCCTGCACATAGGCTTGTTGACCGGCTTTTGTCTGCAGGTCGAGCCCGTCGATATATGACTTCAGCTCGGCTTTGGTGTCGATCGCAGCGTCGCCCGTGAGTCCGAGCGCGTCATTGAAAGAGACGATCTTCTTCTCGACATCGTGGAACTGGATCCTCAGTCGATCCGTGTCGGACAGGATGTTGTCGTAGTAATAGCTCTGCTTGGCGGCTAGCTGGTCAACGCCGCCGGCCAGGGTCGCCAGATTCTTGGCCGCCGCAAGCGCCGCCTCGTCGGTGCTCCCAATCGATTGACCAAGGGCATCGAAGTTCGCAATGATCTGCTGCAGCCCCTGAAACTCGGCAACGGCCTTGCCGATCTCGTTGGCCGTGTCCTCGAGCGAGTCGGCGAAGTCACCGAGCTGGTCGGAGACATACTGGGCTAACTGATCGCCCGCCGCTGCGGCGGCCTGGATGTCAGTCTTTAGGAGGTTCTTGGACTCGGCATTGAGGTCGCCCGGCCCGCTCTTGGTCCCGGATAGATTCACCGCGGCGACGGCCTTCTGCCCTTCTGGTCCGAAGGCTCCCACCAGACCCGTAACCAGTTGATTTACCGCGTCGATCGTGTTGATGGCTTGGTCGTATTGCTGACTGGAGAGGTTGTGGCCGCTGACCGGGACGATGCCTCCTCCCCGCGCGGCAACGGTCACCTCCGGGATCTTCACGCCTCCAAAGGCGTTTCCCGCAAGCGCCCCGATGGCTGCGCCGATAATCGTGCCAACTACGGGAACGACTGACCCAACAGCAGCCCCGGTGGCGGCTCCGGCGGCGGACGTCGCCGCGGCGGCGATGGTGCCGCTTAGCGCGGATCCACCGAGAGTGCCTGCTATACCGCCGACGGCCGAACCGATTTGACCGGCTTGATTCTTCGCCAAGAAGTGCCCGACGAGCGCGCCGGCAATGCCGCTGGCGCCAAACGCTAGATTCGAGGTTCCAGCGATGCCGCTCAACCCATTGGCCAGGGTATCCGGCGCGATGCCTGCGAGGCTACCGACATCGAACAGGGTGTTCGCGATCCCTCCGCCGATCGAGGTTCCCGTGAGCATGTTTCCGAAGCTGGAAAGTAGACCGAGAGAGCTACCGGAGCCGCCCGCCGTGCCTACAGTTCCCGCCGCCGCGCCGGCACTGTTCACGCCAAGCACTGCCCCGATGGAGACCACTAGCTTCTTTGTGATCAGCTCATGCGCGATTTCCGCAAGGGTGGAAGTGACCAGGCTCTTGAGGCCGTCCATCGCATTGCCTGTGCCCGAGATCACGGACTCCCACATGGACACAAAGCTGTCGTCGACGCGCTTCAGGGCCTGCTCGGTGATCGTGGCCCAGGCATCTACCTGCTTCGCGCCTTTTCCGAAGACCTCCTCATAGACCTTCTGCTGAGCTTTCGCCAGCTCCTCCGCGGTTGCCCCTTGCGACCGCATAGCTTCCGTTACCTCTTGAAGCTTCTGCCGATATACCTCCTGTTGCGCTACGCTGCTGCCGTAGCGAGCGGCAAGCGCCAGGGTGGCCTTTTCCTGATTCTTGATCTCCTTGGTGTGGTTCTTTACGGCCGCACCAGTCTTCGTATGGGTCTTTCCGAGATCGCCCAATAGTTTCTTCAGATCAACGATTCGTTTCTCGTAGTTTTTTACAACATCATCCGAATGTCCCCATTCTTTGATGGCTTTTTGCTTCTCAACCTCAAGGTCCTTCAATTTACCTTTTAACTCGTCGATTTTTTGACCCACGGCCGATGGCGTTAAGGTGCGCTCAATCCAATTGGCGCCCTGTTGAAATGCTCCGCCACTTGTCCCCTGGAGCTCCGCGATCTGTTCTTTGATGGTCCCGATTTGGACTCCAATCCGGTTCAGCGCTTTTGACGTCGTGAACCCCCACATGGCTGCTTCGATGTTAGTTATAACGCCAGCAAGCCCTGTGCCTTCGCGAATTGCATCTGTTACTGCATCGGTCCAATCAGCCAGGTAGACGATTGCCGGAGATAGCGCTGTGACGGCCAACCCATGCAGGCTGCCGCTAAGGCGCGTGACGTTGTCGTCAAAGCGCTCAGCTGCATGCGCGGTCTTTGTGTCCATGACGAGGCCAAGCCGCTCGGCCTCTTCCATCATGTGCGATATGCCATCACTGCCATTATTCAATAATGGAATCAGCTGCGGCCCGAGGCGTTGCCCCATAAGCTCTGCAGCCGCCGCTGTTTTGGCTGCACCGTCCTGAGTCGAAGCGAAAACATCAGCGAGCCGCAGCAGAGCCGGCATGGTGCCCTGACTTGCATCGATCCCAAGCCCGCGCAGCAGCTTGCTGGCTTTGTCTGTGCCAGTGGCGCTCTCCGCCAGTCGTTTCGCGAATTGCTGCAGACCGGTCTGCAGATTCGCGAAGCTCACAGCGGACAAGTCCGCACCATGCCTGAGCGCTGAGAGCTGCTCGACGGTAAGCCCGATCTTCTGCGCGCTCTTGGCCATGTCGTCCATCTCATTGACGATGGACCGGAATCCGGCAACAATGGCGCCGCCCCCGACCGCGAGGCCAAGAGCTTTTGCGAATGACTTGATGCCGCTAGTCGCCGCGCTCGCACTCCTGTTCAGGTCGGTGAGCCCCCTCCTTTCGCGATTCACCGTGCCGGCGAGGCCCTCGTCTGAGCCGCGGAATACAATCTTCAATGTTTCCGTGAAGCTCATATTGGATTCTCCATACGCGCCTTATGCATGACGCTCAGCGCGGCCCGCTCGATGATCTGAAGGCCCTCGAAGGCCCTGGCATCATAGCCGTAGGTCTCCATGACCAGCCGCACCCCGCCATAATCCAGGCCGACCTTGATGCCCTCCATACCGGCATGAACCCATTGCGTGCCACAGCGCAGGTAAAACTCAACTGGAGGCCACAGCTCCTCGATGAGCTCGAAATCGGCCTCCTCGACCGCACGCTGTTGCTGCTCTCGGTACTCGGCGATCGTCTTGGCATCGACGCCCCAAGCCTTGAGCTCTTCGACCAAGTCGTCATCCTTGATCTCGCGCTTGCCATGCAGCCAGGTCGCAAATTCGACTAGACCGCCCGGCCAGACTTTTTTCTCAGTTCCTCCCCATACCGCAGCGCGCATGCGGAGCTGATAATGGGGTCCTGCTTCAGGGCGGATAGGAACTCCTCTCCGCTTAGCGGTTTTCCTTCGATGTCGAGAAGGGTTAGACCTTCCACGCTCACCAGGATTGGATCGAGGACCCTGGCGGTTGGATTCTCGGCCGCGAACTGATCAATTTCATTTTGCGGCAAAATGCGAAACTTCGCCCGGATCTTGGCCTTGAGGGGATTGCCATGCTCATCCTCGGCTGTGAACTCCACGTCCGTGATGAAAGTTCGATGGGTATTGATTGTGATCTGGCTCATCGAATTTCTACCTCAATAAAAAACGACTCGGACCAATCCTCGCTTTAGTCGATGATCGAATCCGGGATTTTTAGGCTCATGCATTACCTCGCTTAATGGCCCGCTGCGCTAACGTCAATGGCGACAACAACGTGAATTGGTCCTTCGAGCGCAGTCGTGACCGCGCATGTCAAAAAAATCCTATCGCCGGCCGTTGCTCCGTCTGATGTGATCCATACGCTAATTAATGGTCCGCTATATGTCGCGTCGTCACGAACCTGCGCAGCTGTATGGTCAGAGCTTCCGACGTTTGCATAGCTCGATGTGACGATTGTCGCTCCAGCAGAGACAGACCAATCCGCCGACGTGATATCGGACCCAAGGATAAATTGGTCGGCTAGATGCACCGTGTAAAGCTTGTTCTCGCTGTCCGGATGCAGCGAATCACCAAGTACATATTTGGCGGTTGCCATGCGATGCGCCTATGGCGTATATGTCCAGGTAAAGATCCCGCTGGCATTCCACGTGATCTTGAAATCGGTGCCAATGTCCGCTGTCTTGGCCTCACCAAATGCAATGTGAGCAATCAACGAATTGGAATCGCTCGCGTCGTAAATTACCGCATTCTCTGCAGGACCGATCGCGCCGCCGGTTGCGGTTACGCTGATATCTGAGGCATCGAATTTCGAGTCGTTTGTCGTGATCGTTGTCACGGAGACACTCGCTAGCGTCTCTCCGCCGGCGGTCCATCCGTTGCCACTCACCTCGTTCGCAGAGACATCTGACCAAACGGTATTTGTCGCGGTGAACACACCGCTGGCGTCAAGCAGCGCGACCTTGAACGTGTTGCTCGCAGGATGCGAGCCATCCGCAAAATCACGCGCAGCCTGGTTATAAAGAGTGACGGTAACGGCCATTTAATTGATCCTCACTGGATTGTCTTCGGTCGACGATTGGCATAGACGGTTGACGGTTGACGGTCGGCAGTCACCGATAACACGGGATAGCCCGCGACAAATGCTGACCCGAGCCTTGGAGCAAATGCGGAGAAGGCAATGTCCGTCAGCGGGACAGCGATCGATGTTCCCATCGGAAAACTGGGCGCAAATGCAGCGATAGCAAAATTGCTAGCAGTGACCGAAACAGACGCGCCGGTTGCGATCGTTGGCGCAAGCGTATCAATAGCAAATGCCGTTACCGGAACGTCGATGGCGACCGATACACCGAGACTCGGCGCATGGGTCGCAACCGTCATATCAGTTGCAGGAACCGCTACATTGACGCCGGCCCCAATCGTCGGCGCATGAGAAGCAAAAGTGATATCAACGACAGATGGAGTTACCGCGTTGTCAGTAACAACGATTGGATCGAAGGCTGCGAGCAAGAAGTCCACAGCCGGCATTGACACATTGACGCCGGTCCCAATCGTCGGGACATGCGTTGCCAACGTAACATCGGTAATAGGAACATTGACGGCAATGCCAGACGCAAGCGATGGGGCATAAGCTGCGAATGCTATGTCTGTCGCGTCGATGCTGACGTTGACGCCGGTTTGAATACTTGGCGCATGCCATTCTAGCGCGATGTCCGTTACGCCAGCGGCAACAGCAACCCCAGTTTCAACGGTCGGCGCATAAGCAGTTATGGCAACGTCAGTTGCCGGTGCGTCAACAATAACGCCTGACGCAAGAGATGGCGCAAGACCTGTAAAGGCGATATCGGTGACGGGAACCGCAATCGCAGCACCAGTCGCGATGACCGGTGCGAGTGTGGCTAATGCAGTGTCAGTTGCGCTCGGGAGAACTTCAGCGCCGCCACCACCAGCACCGAGGTCGAAGATCAGCGGGGATTGGTCTGCTGGCTCGACGAGAGAATAGAGATCGGCGTGAATGGCTGCCATTTCTGCGGCAGACAATGTCCGTCCCTTCCAAAGGAATACGGCGGCAATATCACCACTAAGCCCTACCCCGTCATTGAGATAAGCGCCAATCGTGAGAGGATTTGCGCTTGTCGTGGTGTTATGGGCGGCATCGATTCCAGTAGAACGATCTAAGTTTCCATCAATATAAAAACCTAAAGCCGTTCCGGAGGCTCCATCTATCAGTGTTCCCCCTACTGTGTGCCACTGATTATCACCGCGTACATCGGTCGTAATTCCAGAAGCACGCCAAGTGCTTGAATAAAACGCAATACCGTTGTAGGCGGGTTGCCCGCCGATGCACAGGACAATTGGGACATTACTTCCATTGTAATTGACGTTCGCAACAACCTGTCCGCCCGTCCCGGTTGCGGTGGATCGAATCAGCGCAACGATGCTCGCATTCAGAAACGAGTGCGAACCCAACGACACGGCATGCGTTGTGGCAGCCGTGAAAGTCGACCCATTGCATTGCGCGAGCCCCCGGTCGGTGGGCCGCATCACCGCGGATGGCCCGGCCGTTACGCCGCCTTGCCTAGCGATGTTTTCGAGACGGCGTGAGCCAATCCATGCCGCCTCCATCCCGGGTGCCCAATAAGGAGCGACTCTCAGCGGCGCAAGCGGTTGTGCCCCAGGCGTCAGCAGCCGCGGCTCGCGCAGCAGCGTATGCAGCGGATGGCGGCCCGGGACGAGGATCGAAGACATCAGGCGGCTTGCGCCGTATATGCCCGGTAATACGCGTGATTGCCAGAGCTGGCCAGCGCAACACCGGTGTTATTCTTCACAACCGCTAGATACTTCGTCGGCCCGATGGGCACGCGCTCGATAACCTGCGACTGGGCGCCGTTCAGCACCTTAAAGCTAGCGCTAAAGACACCGTTGTGCAGCGGAACCTTGTTGTTGCCAGCAGTTGAATGATCGACTGCGAAATAGGGCCAGGTGCTTCCATCCATGTTCAGCGGGAGAAGCACGATATCCACCGTGCCAGCTGCCGTGATGTTAAGCGACGCAAGCACGATACCGACATCAACGAACGTATAAAGATTGCTCGTGTTGTCAATCGACGTTGTGATCGTATCGCTCGACTCATTAGCGGATGCCCAGCAGCCATTAGCGAGTGAGTTGAGGTTACCGCTATCGAGCAGCTCGGCCGCCGCCGCTGCATAGCTTGTCCAAAGGAGGTTGGTTGCCATCGGCTTATCCTATCGCTAGGAAGTCGAACCAGAAATCCTTAATGTTGTACTGAATCGACCCGTCCGAAGAAGTCGCGGGATCGGCCGCAATCGTCCCATCTCGCAGGATCTGCACTGCCAGCTGCTGCTGAGTGATCCGCTGCTCACCGCGCAATACCTTCATCGCGAAATTCACGCACTCCGCCGTGGTGAGATCACGACTCCCGGTTGGCGTGGTCAGTGTCCCATTCCCGGCATTCGTGATGATCGCCTGGGCGATATCCCAAAGACCGGCCATGCAGCGGCCCTGAAAATCCGCGTCATTCGCCGCGGTCCAAACGTCAGAATAGGCCATAACGGTCTCCTAGCACCAGATCAATCGTGGAACCGCCCATACCGCGTGTGGAGCATAGAGCGTCCACGGCAGCGGCAGGAGCGGCAGATAAACGAACAGAATCATGCCCTCTTGGCGTGCCCGGGAGACGCAGTACTACCCGCCTTGGCATCTGCTAGGCCCTGGATATACTGCTCGACCGCACCGTTGAGCCCGAAGCTCAGGACGTTGGCTTCGGTATTGCTGAAGCCAAACCACTCGCCAGTCACACGAGAAATGGCATAGCCATTTTCGTCGACCTGGTAGGTCTGAATTACAACAGCCTGTCCGGGTTTCTGCACAAACGGCGTCACTGTATCGGGACTAGAATCGTTCATACCATCACCTCACTAAATACTGAAAATCAGAGCCAAAAATCCAACGAACCACACAACGAGAAGCAGGATGGCCAAAAAGTCCAGAGCGGAATATGGCCCTCGCTGCGGTTCCATCGCTTACTGCGTGTTTGGCGACGTGGCCGCGCAGTCTGCGATGAACCATCCAGCATGCTCACCGTTCGGCTTCATCGCCATCAGGAGCGGCGGGTTTATTTCGATGAACTTTCCGGTCTTTCCGTCCAGCGTTGCGATCGCGTCGCCGAACCGCAATGCACGTGCTTCTTCATTCGTCATAGGTTATGCCCATGGATGGGGTGGGATGCCTCTACTGCTCATGTCAGCCAGAACTGGCACAGTAAATCATTGCGGCTAGCAAGCATTGCGCCTTCTCCCTGCGCCTACGATCTTCCTGTGTCATGGCGACTTCGCATGCCATTTCAGCTTGCTTTCTGCTCTCTCGCTCGCGGCTCTTACGCTCGATGGCTTGAGATCTCCGTCGCTCAAAAGTCCCGCGCTGCTTGGCTTGGCCCATGACGGTTCGCGCTAATAACTGAATTCACTCTTTCGCCTGACCGACCCGGCGCCATTTGTCGACCCCGCGCAGGCCCAGGTAGGCGGCCGGGAAGCCGAACAGGATCATCAGCACCTGGGCGTCTGGGTGCGGAGCATACGCGAACACGAACGCGATCCCGGCGATCAGTGATAGCCAGCTCTGAGCCGGACGGGTGCGGCGCACGAAGGGATCTTCCGCGACATCGCCCGCTCGGATGGTCTTCTGCGTCTCGGCTTGCGTTGATTGCTCGTCCTGGAGTTGGAGCCGCGTCATCGTCTCCAGGTGCGCCCGGATGCTGGCTTGCTCCGCGTTGGCGAGCTCTCGGAGCTTAGTGACCGTCGCCGGGTCCTGCTGCAGGGCCTGCAATGCCTTCTGCGGGTCCGCTTGGCCAGTGGCAGAGGACACGAGCGCCACCCCGGCTGCAACGTCCCCGGGGATGTTCCCAGTGAGCAGGCTTCCCACCAGGCTCGCCCCTGCGCCTGCGTTCTCCTTCAACCAGCCGCCGACATCGCTCCAGTTCATGCGGACTCCCGCGCCGTGATGCGCGCCTGATACCATTGAGCCCGCGCCAGAGTGTCCGCGCCGTAGTCGTTATGAGTCGTTCCCCGGTTCATGCATGACTTATCCAGGGATATGATCAGAATCATTTTTCTGTTGTCCCTTTTGCTCTGCAATTCCTTCGAGCTTTCCGAGCGCATGCGCGTGTAACTTTGTCGTTTCAACCAGCGCATCCTTCATGGAATTACTATTACGCTCGGTTCGTCGCGAGTACCACAACGTCACGAGGCCAACCAAACTATTCGCGGCGATAGCAATTGACCCAATCGCAATCCACCCTTCAGCCGTCATCTTTTGTATGTACTAATCAATGCCGACGCGGATTTAGTGCCTTGATGCCTGCATCCAGCTCGCGCACGCTGTACGTCAGCGATTCCACGCGATGTTCAAGTTTGTCAACACGTCTGTTGATTTCCTTGCATCGCTCCCATAGATCGGAGTGATGAGCGACAATTTCTGCGATAGAGCGAAGCTGACGTTCATTCTCAAGTATGCGTCTGCCCCACTGATCGACAATACGGTCCTGGGCGGCATCGGCGCTGCCATGCGCTGCCATGTCGGATGAAAGGCCATTAATCCTTTGTTCCAATGTATCCACCCGATTGGAAATGCTTGCGTCTCGCTGCAGAGAGTCCCCGCGATCAAGAATAAACCAAGCGCCCAACCCAGCAATAACCAGCGGAATAGCAGCCAATAAAGTTGCGACGGCTCCTTTAAGCCAAGCGCTCGCTTCACTTCCATTGTCTGCCATATCATCGCTCAAGTTCCCTCAACTTCCCTTTGCTTCCCCGCGGAGTATCTTGTTCTTTCGAGAAGATGAGCCATCCGCCTGGTCAGCTCTTGGATTGCCTTGTCCTGACGATCCAGCTCGGCCTTGATCTCCGCGATTTGGCGATCGATGCGTTGCTCGACGAACTCGATGCTGTCCGCGATCTCAGCCCGACTTGGTGCCGCCATCCGATCCAGCACATGCTGCCAGGCGTCCTGCTTGAGCCTATCGTCTAGAGTCTGACCTGGGAGATAAGCCGAGCATCCAAGACACTCGGATGGATAACCTCGGGCGAGTTCACATTTAGCCTCCTCCGATGCGACCAGAAGGTGTCCGCAGACAAAGCTCTTGATCATTGTGAGCGTTCTGGCCTCAAGAATGAATTGACGACTTAGGTCAGAGTGACGCTTAGATCGTCATCGCCAGCATCAGTGGGGATTGAATTGAACGGGACCGAATAAAAGACTTCGCCATTCACATCCTGCTCGGAGATTCCCAATAATTGCAACTGCGGCTGTGCGATGGTGATGATGTTGCCAGCGGCGGTGCCATGGACGACGTTGAGCGCGACGTAAGACGTCCCGCTATGGCTCTCGACCTTCGTGAACCAATCCTTGACGTCGATATCCGGTGCCTTGAAGACGATGGTGCCACCGATAGCCCGGTCAGTGATGGCCGTCGCGGCGCAGCCCGGCCTGTCCTGCCGCACGACCTGATTGTTCAAGTTGATGTTGAGCGACTGCAGGCACAACGAGACCGAATCGAGGGTTAGGGTCGGGGTATTTACCTTGGTCGCGGCGATCGGCGCGATGAAGGCGCTGCGATCCGGAACCACTGCGGTCTCGGCCGTTGGCGAGGAATAGGCCCCCAAAAAGGTGTCAAACTGCAGCATCGGCAGCTCACCTGCCGTCAGGTTGATCTGCAGGTTTCCCATCATGTCGGGGGATTCATGCACCTGCTGGTCTCCGCTGGCGAGGGGACGCAAATACTGGGCAGTGATGAACTCATAGCCGGTTGAGCGCGGTGCGTAGACCACGCTGGTGCCCGCGTTGACGGTCTCCTCGAGCCCGCAGGCCCGCGCAAGGGCGCTCCACCCGGGCGCCGTGCCGGCCGTGCCTGAGCCAGCCAATTCCACGCCGAACTGCAGGCCGACCTGCGGATTGACGTTGATCTGCGGGCTGGCTCCAAGGCTCTCTCGGTCGAAGTTTCGGCTGACCGTATTGCCGCCATACGGCGTGATAGTGATTCCCGACGTGAGAATGGCATCGGTACCAACAAGAGTCTCCGGTGTGCCGGCGACTGACTGGATCGTTGCCAAAAGGAATCTTGCTTTCGTTTGCATCGTCGGCACTCCTATGCGGGCCGGATGAGGTAGGTCGTTTGGTAGGTGTCGCGCCAGATCATGCGGCCGGCGGTAGATAGGCCGGCGGCGCCGGAAATTAGAACGAGATCAGAATTGCAATCGTCCGGGATCCATCCGAGAAGCGCGGCTCGAATCTCGTCGAGTGCCGCATCGAATGGGTCATAGTCTGCACCCGGCGCCTCGACCATGAGCGTCACCGTGACTGTCGCTGTCACCGCCTGATTCGCGCAGGAATCCTGATATTGGCCGATCGAGCTTTCCGCCTCCAGCGCGACGAACGCCGCGGGAAGCTCGGAGAAGCCATCGCCGAAGTCCATCACCTGTTGCGAAGACCACGCACGATCGACGAGCCTCAGCGTCGGACATCTGCTCGAGTCCTGCAGTCGCGAGACGATTGGCCAGATTTTCATCGTTCCAGATATAACATCGTCATCCCGAGACCATCGTCGCGCGCTACTCCAATGCTATAAGACACTCCATCAACGATGAGTCGATCGCCGCGCCGATAAGCAGATTCGTTGTGGTCTGTGCTGTAGCACTGCACCGTGATTTCTACGATGTTGATAGCGTCATACGGCACAAATGTGCGATAGACGATAGCCGTAAACGATCGTTCTCCACCTCCAGCCGCTCGCAGGGTAACTGCCTCGCCACCTTTGGAGATGCAGGCAGTGTTAACCCTGGCGGCCGAAGTGACAAAGGTCACGGCTTATCGGCTGGCCCGGGCCGGCGCGTTTCCGGAACGCCCTTGACCGCCTGCTGCGATATCCTCGCCGTGCGTTCCGCGCGGAGCTCTTCCAGCTCTTTCTCGAGCGCTTCAATGCGCTCCTGCAGGGTCGATGGCCGCTGGTCTGAGTCAGGTTTCAAGTACATCAGGTCAGCGCTCCATTGCCGGGCAGCAGCCGGACCTTGACAGTCGTCACGCCGCTGGCAGCGGCCTCGGTCGCAAAACCGAAGTCCGTCACGTCACCGGTGGTGGCAGACAGTTGATTATCGTCAACCTCGGGGCCGGTCGCATCCCAGTCCACGGTCTCGCCGGCTGCGATCACAGCTCCCGAGACCTTTGGCATGCTGTACTCGCCATTCACATCGTAAATGACAATCTCACCGGACGCGGCGGCGTTTTTCGCGACGCCAACGCTCACCGGGGAGTTCGTCCCAAGCACGTCGATGTCATCGACAGCCACGGTTCCCGTAGCGACAACCTTAACGAATTGATCGCCAGCGCGGATTACAGTTGCAGTAGCCATTGTTTCTCCGAATGATTAGGTTCTTACGGTATTACAGCGACTTACGCGCCGTAGTTGTAGTAGAGGGTACGCCAGTCCAACACGGCCGCGCCGAACGGAAGGCTGATATCCCAGGAGATGCCTGGAACGTCGCTGGTCGCCACCCGGTCCACGGTCGGTGTGGACTGCCCACCCACGAAGGCCACTTCGATCGTGCGGCGGGCCGCAGCCAGGTACCAGCCAGTGGTATTGCTGCCATCAAGGCGGTATTCCTCGATTGGCACGAGATTAAGCGAGAGAACCGGGTTGTTCGTCGGATAGATAGTCGAGCCTGTGGTATTGCGGATCTCGACAGAGCTCAGCAGTGCCTGGACGGTCATTCGCAGGGCCGCCGGGTGGACCATATAACGCGGACGAATTCCGAGCGGCTGGCCGTTGGGGTCCGTCTGCACGGCCATCGCCCCGTATGCCGTATTCACGGTAGCGGTCGATGGTGCCGCACCGCTTCCGGATGCCACAAAGTTGCTATGGTTCGAGGCGTCGAATAGCGCGACGGAGTCCTCGTTCATGGTCGCCGTCGTGCCGCTGGTAAGCAGCGCGGCCACTGCATCGCCGACGGTCCGGTTGGCCGCCTCGCCGAACTGCATCGGCAACTCGGTCAGCATGCCGATGTCATCGTTGACCATCGCCTGCAGCGTGATCGAAAAGCGCTTGCCGCGCAGGTACGCCTGGATGGTTTCCTTCACATCCTTGAATTTTCCGGACGTGAACGGCTGGAATTCCAGCATGGTGTCCAAGGCGTTGAACAAGCTGAGATTGACGCGGCTCGCCTCGCGGTAATCGCTGAGCGTTCCAATCTTGACCCAGTCTTGCCATGTCTCCTCGGCCGCCTCATAGCCGGCCATGACCGCCTTCTCGGCGACGTTCTCCAGGATGTAGGGGAGATGGTCTGAGCCGTAGCCAGGGGCCGAGGCATAGATGGCCCGCTTCACGACAGCCTCCCTGGAGCCGCCGACGGACATCCCAAGGGCGTGCAGCTGCTCCTTGCAGAGGTCCACCAGCGAATACGACATGAAGGGGTTATCGGCCTGGGCCCTGACGAACTCCTTGTCAGTCACCAGAGCGGTGCGCACGGATAGCGCGGCAATGGCACCCTCGCGGAACTTTTCGCCCGCGTCCATCCCAGGGCGGAAGCGAGGCTGCGGCCGCGCAGCTGTCTGCTGCTTGGCGCCGAGGCGGGCGGTCGGGGCCTGTGTCTGCGCCCAGGGTCCGCCGTGCTGATCCTGCTCCTGGGAGACCGGATCGATGATCGGCACGATCCCGGAGCTGTAGAGGTCGATCAGCGCCTGCCGGGCCATGTTGATGTCACAGCTCGGGTTGTCCAGGCATTGGTTAAGCACGGTTGCGAACTCGCGCCGGTCATTCGGCTGCTCGGAGAATAGGTCGCGGATCTCGCGCTGTCGCTTGCGCTCGGCAGCGGCGCCCTGCTCGACCCCGCGGCGGGTGTCAGCGTTCAGCCTCGCCACGGCGCCGAGGACATCGACGCGGCCAGGCTCTTGGGGAGGCTGCGGATTCGGATTGGCGGCCTGATGCTGCTCAGGGGCCGCCGGAGTGCCAATGTTTTCAGGCATTTCGTTCTCCAGGGGTTTGGCGGAGGCCGCCGGTTGTGAATTTGGTCTGCTGTGCGACATGGCAACAGCGAGATATTCCTGGGGTGCAGAGGACAGCGCTCGCATAGGCTCGATTTCGTCGATGAGCCCAGCATCAAGTGCCTGCTGCGCGGTGAAATAGTGGTCTTTGTCATCCATCCAGCCGCGGATGGTGGCCTCCGGGATCCCGTGCCGTCCATAAACCAGCATCATCACTGTTGCGTAGGAATCCAAGGCATCCGCGGAGTCACGATGCTCGGAGGCGGTCAGCGTTGGGCCTCCGCCACGCGGAGCATGAATCATCAATTCGCTCACGGCGGAAGCGCGGCGTACATCTGCGGCCTGGAGGATCAAGGTAGCGGCAGAGTGCGCATAGCCATCCACGGTGATGGTGATCCGCGAGGGATGCTGCTGCAGCATGTTGAAAATCTGATTGGCGACATCGACCGCCCCTCCGACGGATGACATCCGGATCTCGAACTCTGGTGCGGTAATCTGCGCAAGCTCTGCCTGAAGCTCCTGCGGATCGACAACATAGCCGTTGAAGTCCGGCACCCCAATGCCGCCATAGACGTAGACGATCGGGGTGTTCGGCGCCGTCGCGCGTGAGACGATGAAGCCCTTGGTCGTTTGTGTCATGGCTGTTTGCCTGCTGAATTGTCAGGAGCGTGGGGTCCAGGGGGCGGCGGATTCTGGCCCGCAGCCGGCGCCGGCTGCGCCGCCAGCTGATCATTCTTGATCTCGGCATCCACCCGCGTCGGATCCCGACCGCGCTCGCGGATGCGGCCAACGCGAGAATCGAGCCTCGCATCCACCATCCCGGTATCGGCCTGGACCTGCTTCAAGTCGTCGATGGTCGGACGTGGCGGCCCGGTGATGTCGGCAGTGAAGATGGTGTCCGGGTCCGCCTCGCGGGGGATCCGCACGCGGCCCAGGAGGATAGCGGCGCGCAGAGCAGGTTCGTATTCGACAGGCCGGACAAAATCCGAGACGAATTGGCCCCGCAGTTGTTCGATGTTCGGCCAGTTCTCGGACTGCTCCTGGCGCGCGGCGCTGAAAGCCTTGTCGTATTTCCCGGCAAAAGTGCTGTAACCAAGTCCGAACCCAGATGCGGCGCGGCGCAACTGATCGTCTAGGAACAGGCTCGCGTCCGGGTTCGGGGTCTCCGGCTTGTAGAATGTCGCCTCCTCGCCGGGCAGTAGGTCCGACAGGAACGTTGCATCATCCAGGTCCCATTTACGATTGTCGTCGGCCGCTGAATATGGGCTGCCATTCAGCCCAAGCATGTCTGGGTTGCGCTTGATCGAGCCGAGGAGCTGGGCGGCCGCCCGGGCGCCGGCCCGGTGGGCATCCTCATATTCGGCGATGTCATCGAGGCGCAAAATCGTCGCGTGGCAGATCGGCACCCCGCGGGTCTGGTTGGCCCTCCGCAGAAACTTCAGGTGGCTGATCTCGTCGGCGGAGACGCGCACCGCATCGAGGCTCGTCGCCCAGCGGAAATCCGAGACGATGACAGGGTTCTGCCGATAAATGTGATAAGCGACTGGGCGGCCCCATTCGTCCTTCTCGACCCCGTGGATGATGGCCGTCCCGTCGCGCCTAGATTCCAACATCTCGAAGGCGAGATAGTCCGCCTCGATAAGCTGAACCTGGTGAGGGATGCGGTCGGGGGCGATCTGGCGCGGCACCTTGCGGCCGAGGATCTCGCCATCCCGCAGCCAGGACCTGCACGCGATCCGCTCCTGTTCCCCGCGGGTGTACTCACCGGTGACGTTGCAATCGCGGCTCCAGCAGTCCGGATAGCTCTCGTCGACGATGGCGCGTCGGATCTGGTCGTTGACCTTTGGCAACAGGCGGCCTTTGCGGTCGCGGACCGTAGGCTCGATGGTGATGCCGCCGCCGACGATGAAATTGACCAGCTTGTCGAAGGCGCCTGTGACTAGGTCGAGATTCTCGTCCAGCCACCTCGACCAGTCCCGCAGCCTGTAATAGGCCGTCGCAACGGAGCGGTCTCCGGATCCGACAGCGCCCGGGTGCTTGTGATACTGGGTCGTTTCGCCAGCTTGATAGGCCGCCGTTGGGAGCTGGCGAACGTTGAACGGCAGGACGCGGTCTGGCTTCAATAGCCGATCACGCTGGTTGCGCTGGAGCTCGTCCGTCGCGTCGTCCGTAGCAGAGATCACGTCGGCGTTCAATAGCTCGTCCCGCTGGTGGCGCTGGGGTTCCAGCGGGCGGTGAGGGTCGATGGGGTGCCGTTGGCGCGCGCGATGTCGCGCCGCAGCCTGGCAGCCGCCTGTTCCATATCAAGCAGGGACTGGTAGGTGATCGCTCGACCGTCAGCGAGGCGGACGGAGAGCTCGCCGCTAAGCATAGCGGCCTCGAGGGTTGAGAGGTATGCGGTCGCTTCCGCGAAGGTCATGGCGCGGATTTTCGGCCGCGCCGGAGGGACAAACTAGGGCAAAAATGTCACTTTGTTATGCTCGGTGCCCGCTCTCGAGCAGGAAATCTGCACTCGGATTTCCATCATCATCTTCCCGAAGGTTCAGCGCGCCGGCTCTTATGACCGGGCTGCTAGATGCAAACCCGGTCTCTATCCAAACCTCGCAATCCTCCCCGAAATTATTCGTTTCAGGCCAATCTTTGATCATTTCCTTTAGCTCACGCACCGTCATGCAATTTGTAAAATCGCGCGTGACAAGCACATCAGCCTTGCCGTAAGACATCAGGCGGACTCCATACATTTCCGAATGTGCCACAACAGGGCATCATCCCGCCAGATGCGAACATCCCCTTCAGCCTGGTCGATGTCTGTCCATTCCCAGGCGGCGCACCAGCAATCGGCATGCATCTGCAGGCCATAGAGACCGTTCAGTTGTGCAATCGGGCGTGAAAATAGCGGCTCATCGAAGGGGGACATCGCGATATGGGTCCGGACGGTGCTTTTCGCGCGGAAAAAGTGGCGGTTAGGCCAGACAGACCACCAGGCGACCCAACGGTCGCCGATGCGATGAATCTGGGGCCGCTCCAGCTCCGCGAACAGAACCGCAAGAGTCGGGTCGATCACGGGACCGCGGGACCACCATCTGCCGAGCGGGTCCTCGGCCTGGAAGAGGATGACGTTGGGCGCACCGCCCCACCGGAAGCCTCCCGTGGTCACGAATAGCAGCCATTCCCGCTCCCCGACCCGCATCACACTGGCGTCGCGCCAGGCGAAGCTCCCCGGGCGGCCCATCTCATGGCCCGCGGTCGGGAGCTGACCGATCTCCTCGGCGGGATCATCGAGCGGGGCCATCCATAGCCGTTGGTTCGGCCGCCCTGCGTCATAGTTGATCCCTGCTAGCAGGTAGTCTCGATCGCGGCAACGAAACCGGCTCGGCGCGGTCCAGATGAAGCCCTTTGGCGGCGTGACCACCTCGCGCTCGGTCAGATCGTCGAAGCTCGGACCGACGGCGTGCAAAATGACGTTCTCGTCCTGCCACCAGATTTGTCCGCGATTTTCCGCGCCATGGCGGGTTGCCAGACACAGCAAATGGCAGTCTTTCCCGTCCTGCCAGATGAATGGGTCCCAGCGGCGTTTCCAGTTCATGGCTCGCGAATAATTCTCAGCTCGACTGTATCGTCTAACATTTTTCCCGCTTCACCGATAGAAACCCCAAGGATACAAGAATTTCTTATTTTTTCTTTGCTCAATATATCGGAGATTTCCTCGCAAACTATTATCATTGCACGGCGTATTGCCCGCGGCTCACGCCCTTTTTTTCTACTCTTGTCCCAGTATTCAGCCAAAAAAGCTAAATCATCCAATCGCTCCGTTATTTCGTCATTGTACGTTTTGATTGATTCGCACATGGTATTACTCCGTTAACCGACCAGTCTGCGGATATGCCGCTTTGAAAGTCCATACGCAGTTGATAGCTGATCTAGATTATGGCCATTGAATCCTCCTCGGACTCGGTCATGATCGATTGCCCGCGCCGGGATGTAGTGCCGCTGACCGCCGAAGCGATCGCGCATGCCCTGGGCGAGATGATGCGCCATCAGCTCCGCAAGCTGCGGGCTGAGGACCTGCTGCAGGTCGCGCGCCCATTCGGCCTCGATCGCCAACCAGTCGAGGCTCACCGTAATAGGCCTCTAATGCGGGTTCGACGTGGCGGAGTTACCGCTGGCGTCTCCCGCGATGGAAGTGCTTCAGTCGTCTGCTGGAGCGGCTTCCTGCGAGCCAATGTGGCGCCGGACAGCAAAAGTGCGGCGTAAGCATAGACGCGGCAGTCGCGCGCCTCGACCCGATCGTGGATCTGCATCCATGCAAGCTGGGGCCTGCGGCCGCGCTTCCCATGGCGCGTTAGGCGTTCTCCGGTGAGCTGGTCGAAATAGTCTCGTCCACGGCCCAGAGGGAAATGGCAATAGCCCGGAGCATCGCTCGGTTGCGAAAGCAGCTTGTCGATGGTGAGCTTGATCTGCGAGACGCCAAGCGGCTCGACAGGCCGGCCCTGGTGTATACGCTTGATGGCGCGACGACGACGATCCAGCTCGGAGCCATGCAGCGGGTCCGCACCGAAAGCGGATAGTCCCTTGATCGGGATCACCCAGCGGTCATGCTGCGCCTTGACCCAGTCGTACACGTGCTTGCTCCAGTTTCCGGCGTCGATGCAGAGCGCGGTTCCCTTGAGCTTGGTGCCGTCGAAGCGCGTCCATTCGCGCTGACGCAGATCGACAAGCTCTGTCCATTCTTCCGGTCGCGTCGGATCGACAATCAGGATATCGTAGCTCAGTGACCACGATTCGAAGCCCGGCCCCCAGGCGACCGTCTCGGCCTCGAGCCTATCCTGTTGCAGGTCAACGCCGATGGCGATGTCAGTCACTCCGTCTGGAAGTGCATCTCCCCAGTCCTCGCAGCGAGCTTCGAGTAGATGCGCATCCACCCGGTCACCCTCGCCCTCCCAGGGAAGCGCGAACACCGTATTCGTCACTGCCTGGCGCTTCAGCGCATCATCTCCGGCATCAATCCATTCCTGCGCTGTGTCATCCCAGCGCGCGAACGGACTTGACCATTGGGACATCCAGTAACCGACTGACTTTTCCTCGCCTTGCTTCACGGTGACCCAATGGCCAGTCGCCTTGACGGTGTCCTCATCTTCGAGCGCATGCTCTGCGCCGCAATGCCCGCAGACATAGCGCAATTTGCGCAGGTCTCCATCGTGCTGAAAGTGCTTCAATTCTGGGAATTGTGACTCACCACAGTGCAAACAGGTCAATTCCCACTGCTTTTGCGTGTCACACTTGGCATATTCGACCGAGATTCCAAAATCCGCATAGGTCGGCGTCGAAACGATCAATTCCTTCGCGCTACGCCGTGCGCGAAATGTCTGTTGGCGTTTTCGTGCAAGGGTGAGCGGATCGCCTTCGCGGGTCGCTTCCCACCGATCTATCTCGTCACAGACCAGATACCGGATCGGTCGTGAGGCGAGACCGGCTGGCGAGTTCGCCCCCACAATCGTGAGATGGCCGCCGGCAAACACCTTGTGCGTGATCGTACTGGACGATGTCCTGGCTCTAACTGGTCCGATCTTCGCGGCTAGAGTGGGCGAGTCGCGAAACATCGTAGCCACGCGGTCTTTCGAGAATGCCTCACCCATTGGGGTGACATTCGGTTGAATGCATAGAATCGGCCCTGGGTCGCAGTCTACAGTGTAGCCGCAGAAGTTCAGGATGATTTCGGTTTTCCCGGATTGAGAGTTGAATTTGCAGACCACGCGCTCGGTCTCGCTGTAGGGTCCGAGGCGGTCCATCGGCTCGATGAGGTGCGGCGCACGTGCATTGTTCCATAGCCCGGGTTCTGCGCTGGCTTCCGGCGATAAGTAGCGAAATTTCCCGGCCCACCCTGACACTGCGACAATCGGTGGCGGGGACCACGCCGACCGATAGCGGCCGCTGCGGATGCGCTCAAGTGCCGGATGACTCATCTCCGGCAAGCTCCCGAAGTACGGCGACGATCTCGTCGCGAATGGTCGTCTCGACGGAGCGCATATCGCGCAGCTTGACGAGCGTTGGTGCGAGGCGTGCAGGAAGAGCCATTAGGCGGCCCTTAGCTACCATCACGAGGCGCTCCCACTCGGCGGCCACCTCCTCGGCAGGTATGAGCTCACCGGTGCGCTGGCGATATTCCAGCTCGGCGATCTGCGCAAGGTACGTCTCGCGCTTCGCCTTCGCCTTCGCCAGAATCGTGTAGGCATCGTTCTGCTCCCGCTTGATCGGACGTCCGCCAGCTCCGGCGCGCTTTCCGCCGTGCCCTGGCGTGGACTTTGGAACATCTGTAGCTGGGGAACCCATGCGTCACTTAAACGCTCGCCTTTGAGGTTTTCTTCGGTTGGCTTGAATGCGCGGATCGAGAGGCTAGCTTAGGCGTTTTACCGGTGTGATCGGCCCATCTCTGCAGGGCGACGGCTACATAGGCCGTGGATATTTCGATGGCGCGGACCTTTCGTCCTAGATTTTCTCCGGCAATGATCGTCGTGCCAGAGCCTGAGAATGGATCATAGACGGAATCTCCAGGAGCACTATTGTTTCGGATTGGACGCGCCATGCATTCAAGTGGCTTTTGTGTGCTATGGCTCGTTTCATTCTTTTGCGGCTTGTCAATTTCCCACAATGTTGTTTGTTTTCTATCCCCATTCCAGTGCGCCGTCGCCCCTTTTCTGACGGCATACCAACACGGCTCGTGCTGATGGTGGTAATGTCCGCGACCTATTACAAGCGTGTTTTTAGCCCAGATAATATGGTTCCTAGCCTCAAAGTCGCATGCTATCAAACTTTGAAGCACTGCAACTTGCAGAGGTCCCGGAGCATGCCAAACATAGGCCACGTCTCCAGGAAACAGAATCCATGCCTCTCGCCAATCCGCCTGGTTGTCATTCTCGACTTTTCCGATGGCTCTACCTGCGATGGGAGAGCCATCTGATCGAAAGGCATGGTTCCGCCAGTCTGCGTTATATCCCACCCCATATGGAGGATCTGTAACCATCAAATGTGGGGTGTCTCCGCTCAACGCCAGCGCCACGTCATCTGCCATGGTCGAATCCCCACACAGCAGATGGTGTTCTCCAAGCTTCCAGAGTTGACCAGCTTCAACGCCCCACTTCTTTCGCAATTCATCGGCGTGATCAATCTGCGGCTCTGTATCTTCGCTTGACCCTTCGCTGCTATGCACGTCTCCGTCAAGCAGTCCGTCCAGTTCCGCCTCATCGAATCCCAGCAAGTCGAGATCAAAGCCGTCGACGCGCAGCCCAGACAGCTCCAATCCTAGCTGCTCAAGATCCCATCCTGCATTCTCAGCAAGTCTGTTGTCCGCAAGCGCGTAGGCGCGGCGCTGAATCTCGCTGAGGTGCGAAAGGCGGATGCAGGGAACCGCGTCGAGGTCTAGCTTGCGCGCAGCCAGCACGCGGCCGTGTCCCGCGATAATGCCACCATGCTCGTCGATCAACACCGGGTTGCAAAAGCCGAACTCGCGGATGCTTGCGGCGATCTGCGCCACCTGCGCGGCGGAGTGGGTTCGCGCATTGCGGGCGTATGGGACCAAGGTCGCAACTGGAATGGACTCGACTTGCATCGTGGTTACCGTCAAGTTTGTAGTGGTTTAGCTAGATAAATTTTGAGGTGCTAATTACCCGCGGTCGCCGCTGGCCGGAAGGACCCGAGACATTCGGTCAAGCGGTGCTAGCCAGCGTTCCACATCTCCAACACCGCTCCAATGCATTAGGTCACGCTTCCACGGGTGCCGGTCTGGCCACTCCCAAAAGTCGAACGTCGTACCGTCGGGTCCCGTGAAGGCGTCGATGTAATCGAGTTCCCCGCAGTCGTAGAAGATGCGCACGGTCCACCCATCAACGTAAAATGAGACCTCTCCACACCAATCTGGTGAGTCATCAGGCTGATATTCCGGCGGCATGGCTTTTTCTGCCAGCGCAAGCAAGTCCCACTGGCTATAGATGCCAAGTTTCTCCAACGACAGCATCGATTCTGCAGCATTCATGCGAGCACTCAATTCAGCGCGCTTGCCGTCTGCTCATCGCCTTTTGGCTTGCTTCTGGCGCCGCCTCCACTGCGGCTCTTGCTCGCAGCCATGGCGCGCTCTGTGGTCATTGCGAGCTGGGCATCGAAGAGGTCATGCTGCACAGGGGCGCCTAGGGCTCGGCGGGTGACCTGGTAGGTCAGGTCGAAATTCTCGCGCTTGTCCTCGTCCAACTTGCAATACTGAATTGCCGCCTTCATCGCGTGCCGATTGCAGCCGTACTGTGCCTGCAGCCTCTCAACGATCGCCCTCTTGGCCGCATTGAGCTCGGCACGCTGATCATTGATGGAATCCATCTCGGATGCTGCATCGCGCAGCTCCTGGAGAAATGACTCATCCGGCTGTGCCAGGATGCTATCGTTGGTCTCTTGATTTTCGCTCATGGATCTATGCTCTCGGGTGGGTTGAAGATAAGAGAATGACGGAGCGGGTGGCACCGCTTGCCAGCCCGCGCACTGGGGCGAGCTTCACGCCCCTTGACAGAAACACACGGATCATCAGGTTCACGGCATCACCGCTGTGAACCATGTCACCTGTGACGCGATAGACGGCCCAGCCAAGCAGGGCGGCCTCGTTGTACTTGCGGCAATCTTCCTTGTAGCCGGACGCGGTGGTATGGCGCCCGTGACCCGCTGCGCCTTCGATCTCCAGCGCTATGTGATGCTCCGGCCAAGCGAGATCGAAACGCCAGTCCTTAAGCTTGGCCTTGGCGAGACGCGCACGCAGGCCCTTGCCAGCGCCTCCCGCGGCAATCGCCCCAAAGCGGTAATCCCGCTCGGGCTCAGGCAAGCCAGCAACGCGGACCTGGATGGCCATCGGAACCTCGTGCTTGTCCTTATTGGCTCGGGCCTTAGCTTGGCTTAGGCGTTCGGCTACTGCGCGACTCATGCCGCCGTCCTCCGGCGCCGGAGGACAAAGTCCACGGCCTTGCTCGCGTGCTGGAGCATGACCCTGCGCCCGGCCTCGAGCCCGATCTTGTTGAACTCGAAGACCTTGCGGTAGGACGGCGTCTTGTTCACGACGAGCATCTGCAATGCAGTTCCCGTCTTCGCCACCCGAAATCCAGACTGTAACCAAATTCCAGTGATCGTGCCTCCGCCTCGCGCTCGCACCGTCCCCCAGATGTATTTAACTCTCGGTCCCCTCGTGGTCCCAGGGGCTCCAGACATGCCATGGTAGGCGCCGATATCAGAGAGCATCTTTGTCGCCACAGATCCTGGCACGTTGCCATACTTGTTTAGCTTCATCGTTCTGGAAGGCAAAAGATATTGGCCCTCCCGC